CAGCAGCGCATTTATCCAGGATGGCACCATCACCAGCGCTAAAATCGGCGCTTATATCCAGTCAGACAATTTTGTAACTGGGGTATCGGGCTGGCAGCTAAACAAAGCTGGAACATTTGTAAACTACGGCTCTGTGGCCGGGGAAGGCAAGATGAAGCAGGACAATAACACCATCAGCGTTGCTGACGGCAACGGAGTTCTTCGGGTCCAGATTGGTCGTATTACGGGGGTATTCTAAGATGGCTGAATGGGGCATAGCTACTTGGGATGCTAATGGAGTGGACAACAACACGGGCCTGGTTCGAGTTCTGGTCTTGGGCACTGCAACCCTTTCAGACGGGCAGACTACAGGGACGTGGTCTTACACCGTGCCTACCGGAATGCGCATAGATTATCTTTTTCAAAACACTTCAGGTACGGGGACAATGGGTCGCCGGAAGTTCACCATAAACGGCGGAACAGTATCTATATCAGCGGTAGGCTCTGATTATTCCGCAGGAACAGAGCCACGTTCCGCAGGACGCGTTGTTTTTTATTTAAGGACAGCTTAATGGCTAATTATGGTGCTTTCCTTACAGACCAGCAGGGTAATCCTTATTATATCCTTGACACGCTTCCTCTGTGCTTAATAGAGAAAAAATCTTTTAATATAACCGGTGGTAGAGGAATAAGCGTTATACATCCTAACGACAGCACTTTCAGGTTGGTTTTCTGCCGAACCAATGTAGCAGGTAGTTCATTTTCTTATAATCTCGACACGGTGACAACCGGCAGCTATGTAGTCGATAGCAGAGGGGCTGCGAGCGGGTTTACACTGGATGTCTATGTATTTGGTTATCAATACCAGACACCGCCTAAGTACGGGATAGCTATATGGGATGCAGCAGGGCGTTGCGTGATAACAAACGAAACGAAGGTTTTAAGAGGTGTTGAAGTCGTAGGGAACCAGGCAGATCCCAACACTTCAGGTTACAACGCCGCCGCCACTTTAGTTGGTGAGTGGGCTGTAGCGCCTGACGTAATGGGAAGTTTCAATGGAGTGATAAACCAAGGCGGACAGGTGTACCCAATACAGGCAATTGCTTATACCTCAGCATATAAATCGGGGAGCAGTTCGGTAATAAAATCTGAATTCGTTGGAGACTCAGGCAGTGGGGCTAGTAATGTTCAGTTTTACAACCGCAGAAACACTATAAAAGCGATAAACGTAAGCATGTACTAATTCGATCGGAACGATCGAAAGTTCAAATTACACGACACCTTAAAAGACATTAATATTAATGAAACGTACTTAGGGGTTTCATTATGTGTAAGTCATTAATTGTTTTTTTAATGTTTTTCTTAACTGGGTGCAGTGGCTTTCTTGAGAAGCAACAGCCAGTTTGTGAAGGTATTACATTGCTTTCTGGCGAAGAAACTACTGTACAAATTTATGCTATACGCCATCAAGCAAATCAGACCCAGTACAAAGCCGGATACCCATTTAACTGGCAATGGGTCAGTAAAAACAATTTCAGCAGAACATCCTGCGTTAAATAACGCGGTTTAATATCAATGACCCGGCCACCGTGCCGGGTTTTTTATTGCCCGGAGATAACTATGCCAGCAGGAACTATTGCGTTAACCAACAATTCAAAAACGGTCACAGGCAGTGGCACAGCGTTCACCACTGAACTAAAGGTCAATGACTTCGTTGTGGCCGTAGTCGGCGGCGTGACCTACACGCTGGACGTTGCCGCCATCGCGTCGAATACCTCGCTGACCATCAACACAGCCTTCGGCGGCCCAACGACTTCAGGCCTAGCATGGACAGCCCTACCGAATCAGGCGCTCGTCGGCATCACTGCGCAGGTAGCCTCTGATACTGCTCGGGCGATTCGCGGGCTTAATTACGATAAAGACAACTGGCAGAAAATTTACAGCGATGTGGCATCTGTAACCATCCAGCGCCCGGATGGCGGCACGTTCACTGGCCCGAGCTGGGGCTATATTGCTGCCCAGTATACGAACAAGGCGGCAAAAGGGGCTAATTCAGACATCACTTCGTTATCCGGCCTTACCACAGCGCTTAGCGTGGCTCAGGGTGGCACTGGGGGTAAAAATCAGGCTGATGCGCGCGCGGGTTTAGGCTTAGGTTCGGCGTCTCAGCAAGATGCTGTAACATCGAATGTAGACGCAACAGCAGGGCGTTTACTTCGGGTAGGAAGTTTCGGCATCGGGGCACCAGGGCAGGCGCTCGCCGTTAGCGCAACATCTTTGCTTAATTTTGTTTTTAAGGCTGGTATAGGCCAGTTTTATCGAAACGCTTTCGATACTACGTACGGTTTTGCGTACGGTGCGTCTATCGTCGCGACCGCCGGTGATACTTATACGAACATCTGCGCCGGTTACGGTGGCGCCGGTGTAAGGGTAACTGCAGGAAATGCTACGAACGATGGCGTAGTATACGATCTATGGACGTCGCGAAATACTACTGTAGACACCAACAACTTTATTAAGAAAGCATCACCCATAGCACGCCTTACTAATGATATTAGCCAAATGCAGGACGATTTCGCGGTGCAAAACCAGCACAAAATTGTGGGTCTTGTATCAGTCAATGCTGAGGCTGAAGGTGTTAGTGCTGAGAAAGTCTCCACGGGTGTTTATCAGATCAAAGGTGCTGTCGGCTTGGCCGACGAGGGATGGACGCTGGAGGTGCCGCAGGACATTAACGGTAACCGCCTGTGCTACGTTGAGCTGGCTACAGATAAAGAAGGCGTTATAAAAGTATCAGTGTTTAAGCGCCGCTTTGACGTTGACAGCGCGATGATCGTAGCCGGTGAGCCGATGGATATACCTGAGGGCCGCTGGATAGACTTGCGCCTGCAGATGTCTGAGGATTCAGCATGGAACACTCGCATGCGTGAAATGTCGCAGGCAGCAGAGGTCGAGGAGCAAACCAGCTAAACTGACGTTGGCACTAAAAGCGCAGGCAAAAAAATGCCCGCGAAAGTTATGGCGGGCAGAAATCCTTGTTACGTCGAGCATTAGCTCTGTGAGGTTGACACTATTTTGTGTCAATTCAAGTTTAGTAGGGCCGCTGATAAATGCAAGGAAGGAAAAAAGCCTGCGTTACACAGGCATAAATTCGTTCAAGGGAAAGGGAATCCAAACGCAGCCTGAGCTGCGTGAGAACTTTACACGCGCTAATAATTTTTGAAAGCAAAATTCACAGATTCATAGCGAGAAGAAGCTAGCTAAATTTCCCTCAAGATCATCATCCTGACAATTCTCCCCAACCCACCCGGTTGATCAATCCGGCCACCTGATCAAATAATACTGTACATCCAAACAGTATTGCGGTTCATATGGGCAGAAGAGACGACATCCCGGCAGCGTTCCGGGCGAGCATACAGATAGCTGCAAACGGGCGGCGCACAGTGACCACAGCTGACTTCGTGGCAGCACTGGCCCAGGTCAAATATGACTGGTCGCTGGCGGAAGCCAATCGATGGATAGAGCATTATCAGAGCACGTTCAAAGACGTGTCGACCGAAGAAGGGGAGCGACGGACGTTCCTGCTGTACAACCCGAACAACGGAGGCTTCTAATGGGCTTTCCATCACCAGCTACGGACTACATCGAAGACAGCATATGCCTGAATCGCCTATTCATCCCACACCCATCTGCGACGTCTCTCGTCGAGTTCGGCGGCCTGCAGTACGTCATTGACCGTTCATTAGCGCCCGGCAGCGGCTCTGTAATTTGCTATGAGATATTTGGCGAAGTTGCTATCGGAAAGATGATGGGGCGAGCGATTATCACGCCGGATGGTGAGGCGATTGAAGGTGAGGGGCTGAGTGAGGTCATTGTGATCGGGACCGTCGTGCTGACGATAACGCAGCATTTCGATTTCAATGGGCCGGCCATTTGATTAGCAGCAAAATCAAGCCTCTCTCTTTACACTTACGTGCAATCACCCCCTTAAAAGTGTAAGATGTTCGTCCTTCGAAAGTTTTTAACAAACAGTGACTTTCGAATATGTGTACCAAGCAGTGTACCAAACTGGCAAATGTGAGTTGGTTTCAAGTGCAAAGTGCTTGTTGTATAAAGAAAATTTAAATTTTGCATGTAATCTTACGTGTGGGTTACCACTGCAATTAAGGATGTTTCATGCCTGTAATTACTCTTCCTGATGGAAGCCAGCGCTCTTTTGACCACGCCGTCAGCGTGATGGATATTGCCCTCGACATCGGTCCTGGCCTGGCGAAAGCCTGTATTGCCGGCCGTGTGAATGGCGAACTGGTGGATGCGGTTGATCCGATCACCGAAGATGCCAACGTGGCGATCATCACCGCTAAAGACGAAGCCGGTCTGGAAATTATTCGTCACTCCTGTGCGCACCTGTTGGGGCACGCGATTAAACAGCTGTGGCCGGATACCAAAATGGCTATCGGCCCGGTTATCGACAACGGTTTCTACTACGACGTTGACCTTGACCGCACGCTGACCCAGGAAGATATCGACCTGCTGGAAAAGCGCATGCACCAGCTGGCAGAGACCAATTACGACGTTGTTAAGCAGAAAGTGAGCTGGCAGGAAGCGCGTGACGCTTTTGCTGCGCGCGACGAAACTTACAAAATGACCATCCTTGATGAAAATATCAGCCGTGACGACCGTCCTGGCCTGTATCATCACGAAGAGTATGTCGACATGTGCCGTGGTCCGCACGTGCCGAATATGCGTTTCTGCCACCACTTTAAGCTGCAGAAAATTTCTGGCGCTTACTGGCGTGGCGACAGCAACAATAAAATGTTGCAGCGTATTTACGGCACCGCCTGGGCCGACAAAAAGCAGCTGGCTGCCTATTTGCTGCGTCTGGAAGAAGCGGCGAAGCGCGACCACCGTAAAATCGGTAAGCAGCTCGACCTGTATCATATGCAGGAAGAGGCGCCTGGCATGGTGTTCTGGCACAACGACGGCTGGACTATCTTCCGCGAGCTGGAAGTGTTTGTCCGCACCAAGCTGAAAGAGTATGACTACCAGGAAGTGAAAGGTCCGTTCATGATGGACCGCGTGCTGTGGGAAAAAACCGGCCACTGGGAAAACTA